TCTTTAGATTGACCAATTTTTTTGTTTTTGTTTTTCATAAGCGTTATATACTCCTTTTTTTGTGTTTTTAAAACTTAATTTTGATTGTTTCTAAGTCTAGCAGCTAAAATAGTCTTTTCTATTGAAGTATTTGCTCTTAATTTAGATAAATCTTCGTTTTGTTGTAGTTTTTGACTATCATAAGTTTGTGCCATCATAGCTTTCATCTTATCAAGGTTGATTCTTTCATTGCTCTCTTGTCTTTTTCTATCATTTTCTTGAGCAACTAAATCTAATTCTCTAGATTTGAGTTTAGCGATTGGATCATTATCAAATTGAGAAGTAATTTTCTTTTCTTCATTTAAAAACTCTTCCATCATTTCAGCAATTAAAACTGCTTTTCTTGATTCTATTTTTTCATTAAGCATTTTTACTTGAATTTGCATTTGTGGATTTTGCATTGCTTGTGGATTTTGACTCATCTGTGATACCTGTTGAATTTCTCTTTGAAACTCTATTTCAACTTGTTCCTGTGACATCAAAGAAATATGTTCAAAACAATTTTTTTCTAATGAAGCCATAATCACAGGTGCATTTCTTGCCATGTTAGTTGCCATAAAATTTAAATGCGCAGTTATATGTGCTCTATGGTCTTGCCCTGGGAATGCTTGGAATTGTTTCCCTGCGAGAGCATCAATATGTTCTAGCGCAGGGTCCTTTGGTGTGGGTTGTTCTGGTCTTGTTAAAATTCTATCTACATCTCTTATTCCTAATGCTGCATACATATTTCTGTATACCTCATACATATTATGAATTGCAGGATTAGCCATTGCTAATTGTAATTCTGTTTGTGCGATAGATATTCTTTGTGTTTGTGAAAATATATTTGGATCTGCAACTGGAATGATGTCTACTTTATCATCAAAGTCAGTTTGTTTAATTGTTCTTTGTCCACCTACAATGTCATATGGATATTCTGGTGGTAAATATAATTTAAATACATTTGCCAACAATTTAAATTCTTGTTTCATAGAAGCGTATAGTCGTTTGTGTATGGCCGACATAACTCTAGAACCTCTTTCCAGCAAAGCCACGGTCGTCCCCACTGCTGCTTGCTGATTCCCATCCCCAACTTGCATGTCAGCTATCGAAGCAAAGCGCTGACCTGCTTGAACAACGACCCCCATAAGAGCTAATAGAGTTTGTGAAGGTTCTTTATAAGGCAAAGTCATAAATGCATCTTTAAGGTTTCCACCAGGTGCATCTACATCTCTAAATTCTCCTGGTTGAATAGATTGAGCATCATCTCTAATTCTAATTCCTCGTTGTTTGAATCCTGCTGGTAAATTAGATAATGTTCCTGCATCTAATAATTGTCGCAACGCTTGTGTTGCAGTACGCGATAGTCCACCAATCATTTGAATTAAACCATTACCATAAAATCCAAATCCAGGTAAAAATTTAAAATGAACAAAATAATTAATTTTGTTTTTTAATGGATCAGTTTCAATATAGTTACGTCTTATAGATAAAACTTCTCTAGATCCTTCTTCAATAGTTACAATATAAGGAAGTTTAATTCCTGTAGGTTCTCCTGTCTGAGGATTTATATCCTCAAATCCTTCTAGATCTAAATTAATATGACATTCTAATAGTGTAAAAACATCTTCATTTTGACCACTCATAGTCACGCCTTCAAGTTGTTTTTCTTTAGATGAAATACTACTATCTTGTGTTAATTCATCTGATGCTTGTAATTCTATGTCTCTATAAAAACCTGACACTTGTTGTTTTCTCAATTCGTTTTCTGAAATTTTAATTACGTGAACAACAGCTTCAGCATCCTCTAAACTGTTTGCTGTGTATGGAACAATAATATCTTGAGCTTGAATAAATTTAGATACAGCTCTTCCTAATGTTTCATCGTAATAAACTTTTTTAAAAGTAGAGCCAGATAATGGTAAATAAAATAACATTTGATCAAATTCTGATTCATATTCTTTCATGACATCCATAATTTGATAATTCATAAATTCAGAAACCCTACCTGCTTGATCTTGAATTTCTGGAGTATCTAATCCAATAACTTGACTTCGCACGGGCCCGCTTGCGGGAAGTAATTCTTTATATGCTAATGCTTGAAACTGTGTAACGGCTTCAGCTAGTACTGGGTGTGTTGCGCTTGATGCACCTTGAAAAGGTTCTGTTCTTGATTCGTATTTAAATCCTAATAAATCTAATCCTTCGGTATATGCTTTTTCCCAATCTGTTCTTGAATCTTTATATGATTGTACATCTTGATAGAGTTCTGATCCTAATCTTCCAAGCTCTCTCTCATCAACAACTTCAGCAAGGTTTGCTCCAAATTCTGTTCCTGCTGATAAATTTTTTGTTGGATCAAAATTTATATCTACACTACCATCTTCGTTTTCTGTAACTTCAGTTGGACCTGCGGGAATTTCTTCAACAGATTGTGCAATCTGTTCTACTTCTAATTCTCCAGGTGTAAGCTTATCTGCTACGTTTGGTAGCGACTTGTCTATTTCTGCCATTTTTTATTTTCTCCGGATTAACTGTTCTAACAGTATTATAACTAATATTCAAGCCTTGCGGACATGGTCCTCTTTTAGGAGGTACTGTAGTTGTTAATCTTTTTGGTTTAATCATTATTTTTTAGGATTAACTCTTCCCCCTCTTGCCAATTCTAATATTCCATCACTTGGTCTTCTATCATATTCATTAGGCATAACAGGTCTTGCTCCTTTTGGAACAATATCTTTAGGATTATACATAGGCATTACATCTAATATGTTTTCTTCTAATATTTGAAAGTTTGGTTTTTTTGCTTCAATATTTCCTAATAATTCTAATTCAGAATAAGATTTATATTTACTTAAAGGTTGTTCTGGACCTAATCTTGTTTCTGCTATTTGAGATGCATATTTTCCAAAAGGGTTAGGTTTAATTTTTTCAATAGGTTTTGAATGAACTGGTCTATTTATAAATTGAGATGCTTTTTCTTTCCATGTTTCAGGATCACCAAATTCTACAAATCCACCTTCTTCCATTTCAATACGTTCTTCTCCAAATGGAGAAAATCTTTCTTTAACATAATCTAATACTTTTCCTCTCTCTTCTTTTGTTGCAAGTCTTTCTTCTTCTAATTGTTTTTTAATTTGTTCTTCTTCTGCTGCAACTTTTTGTCTTTCACTTTCGGTTAATTGTTTTATATTTGAAGGTGGTAATACATCTAATCCTGGAGTATATTCTCTTCCTTCTAATTCTTCTGTTCTAATTCTTTTTTTAATTTCACTCGCTTCAGGAGTTAATCTAGATTCCTCTCTAATAGCTTCTATAATTGGATCTACGCCAAGAAAAGCACCTACTGTTTCTGGTAATGGTTTTCCTTCTGCATAAGATTGTGCAACATCATATGCACCTACTGCAGTTCCAACTGGAGCTAAAACTTTTAAAAATGGTGTAATAATTTTACCTGCTTTAATTTCTGAAGCTACGTCTTTTATATAATCTCCAACAGATCCTGTTATAGTTTGAGTTCCTGGTAAAAATTCTGAATATATTCTAGCTTGTCCTTTTGCTGCTTTTTTTGAAACCTCTGATGCAATTTTAGGATCTCTTAATTCTTCTCCTATTTGATAAATAGTTTTAATATCTTTTGGTACTTGATAAGAATAACCTCTATCTACAAAATTATTTTTAAAAGCTTCTTGATATTGTTTAGGTAGGGTATTAAAATTTTTAATTGTATTTTCTGGATTATCTAAACTAGCTCTAAATAATTTAATTTTCTTCTCACCTGGTTTTATATTTTCATTAAGTTTAATTTCATATTCTGAAACAGTTTTATTAAAATCATTTAATGCTTTATTAATTTCTTTTTTATCACCTTGAGTAATTGCATTTTGTAAAACTATTTCTTTTTTAGATTTAATAGAATCAAAAGCATATTTATCTCCCTTATTAATATCCGTATCTATAACTTGACTAAATACAGCATAAGGAGTTGTTTTATTTCTAACAGAAGATGTAACTCCTGCAGGTTCATCAATTGAATAACCTTTAACATCTGGAATAACATCTCTCTGAGTTGTTGTTCTAATAGAAGATGGACTTCTTCTTTCACCTACAGATTTAGCAACTGATTTTTCATAAAGATCTCTAATTGTATAATCATATGTATTAGTATCTATTATTTCTTTTGCTGCTTTTTGAAATTTAGGTTTAATACCTTCTACTTCCATATCTCCAATATAAGTAGATGCTAATTGAGTAATTCTATTTGCAGCTTTTGTTGGATCGTTTGTTTTTAATATTTTTTGAACATCTTTTAAATCAGGTGCTTTTCCAGATTTAAATGCGTCTTTAATAACTTTACTTTGATCTAATATTCTTAAATCTTTTTCAACTGGAATTTTTGTAAATTGTCCTTTTGTAGATTGTAATGGAAGTGTTTTTACTTCACCTGACTCTATGGCTTTTTTAACTGTTTCAAAATCAAATTTACCTTGTTTTCTAATTTCTTGTTGTGAAGGTAATCTATCATTTTCTTTTTTAAATTTATTTACAAAATCAATAACTTTTTTTCTTGCAAGAGCAGATCTTTGTTCATTTGATAATACATTATATTCTGAAGGCATTATAAACCCATTAAGTAATCTAAACCAGCGGAGCCACCTTTAGCTTGTTTAGTTCTTGTAGTATTTTTTATAATGTCAATAATTTCTTGTGGAGACATTCCTTTTTCTTGCATCTTCATTGCTTCATCAATAGTTGCAAGTACTTCTGCCTTCCTTTGAGGATTATCATCTACCATAATTTGTTTTAAAAGATTATCATCAATCATGTTTCCATACTTTTGTTGTATTGATTGCATTTCTAAAAATTTATCATAATCTTTACTTTTAGATGGATCTAGTCCAAGGCCTATCATTTTATTTGTTTTTTGAATTCCTTCTTGCATTGCTTGTTCAATTTCAATTGATGGAGATATTGTATTTTCTTTTTTTATCATTCTTAAATCATCAACATAGGCTAAAGCTTTTTGATAATAATTAAGTTGTTCTTTTTGAGAAAGACTAAAATAATCTTTACCTTTCATTTCAGCCATTGTTTCTGCAATCATATCAGGGGCAATTTTATCATTAATATCTACATTGATTTGATCATGTGCTTTAAAAGCATCTTTATGTTTAGCTTTTAATTTATTTGCATTTAACATTGCATCAATTATTTTTTTACCACTACCAAATTTAAATCCAACTCTTCCTCCTATTGCAAATTCTTCTGGTTTCTTTTTAAATGGAATTACTATTCCTTCTGGTTTTGTTTCTACTTCTGGTGTTGATCTTATTCCTTTTTCTTCTAAAACTTTTGCAATCTCCTCATTTCTATCTCTTAATCTATTATATTCAGGATAAGTAATTAAAGTTCCACCTTCATCATCTGTTAATAATAATCTATCTTGATTTGCATTATATTCATCTATTAAATCATCTACACTTGTTCTTCTAGTTGCTTCTGCTTTAAAATCAGACACCTTAGCTGGTTTATTAATTCCAAATTCTTGTTCCGCTTTTCTTCCTTCTTCTATTGATACAGATCCTGGTAATCTATTTTCATCTGGTTCAAATTTAAATTTAGATCTTGCTAGTTTTTCTGCTTCCATTTCTGTTTTTAAATTTCTTAAATTTGGAATTAAACTATCTAATTGTTCTAAAGCTCCTTCTCCATAAATTTGTCTAAAAGGATCTAATGGTTCTCCCATATTAATTGCTTCTTCAACAGTTATGTTTTTAATTTTACCAGCTTTAATATCGTTAATTAAAATCTGTCTAGCTGTTGCTCTAACTAATCCAACATCTTGCATCCTAGATAAAGAAGTTTGTGATGCTCCAAGATCTTTTAATACATCAGTAAGAGTTGCTTTTTCTCCTGTTACTTTTTCTAATTCTTTACCTGCTTGTTTTAACTGATCAATTTTTGACTGAATAGATATAATGCCAGAAGATATATTTTCTCCTTCTATTGCTCCAGAAGATTCAAGTTTATTTTTTAATCTTCTTAGATTTCCTTCAAATATTAATCGTTCTGCATCATTCATTTTTGCAACTTCAGGAATAAGTTCTTTCATTTCATTATATGCATTTTGTGCAGCAGCATCTGATGCTGCTTCAATATTTAAATCTTTTGAAACATATTTTTGAAGTTTACCACTTGGAAGACGAATAACATTTGTTTTTGAACCAATTGTACTTGCAATTGCTTTTGATCCATACAAAGCTTTAATTAAATCTAATAAACTTTTCATATTATCTTCTTAAGTTATATAAATCCGATAAAGTATAATTAATTAATGGATTTACATTTTGATTTTGAAACACAGTTTGAGTTGTAGGTACTTTTAATAAATTTTCTAATCTTGCTCTCATAGCATCTGCAGTATTATCTCCTGTAGATACATTAATTAATGGAGCATAGTTTGATATTGTAGTAATACCTCCACCATCACTTGGACTTTGTGTTGAACTTTGAACAGAAGAAGTTTCTTGAGTATCATCACTTGGTCCTGTTACTCCTCTTCCAATATTAGATCCTATCATTCCTCCAACTATTGCTCCTGGAATTCCAAAAGTTGCCATACCAATAGTTCTTCCAA